GTAATGCCTACTGTGTCTGATTGTGCAGATGTGAAACTTAATGTGCTCTCTTCTGCGATAGAAAAAGAGTCTGCTCTGGATTTTGATACAGATAGTGCTGGGACATCAGAGATAGATATATTGAGTGCATTGACGTTATCGCCAACAAAATAAAGGTTCTTACTGTCTGGATCTAATCTAATGTCTGTAGCAACAAGCTTAACAAACGACAGAGTATTCCTAAGATCTACGAAAGATAAAAGGGTTGTTGATGATCCAGCGGTGGGGCTTAGGGATGCAAGCTCTTGCCTATCTACCGTTAGATGTAGACTGGCGAATGATACTGATATTTTCAGTGCCATCAGTCAAAATCATCTCTTACGGTAAATTTTATTAAATCGTTGACTGTTTGAATATTTCCATCTGACTTTGTAAATTCAACCTCGCCCTCATAAAGACCAGCTGAACTAAATGTGCTGCTTGGAAATATCATTGTGCAGACACCGTTTGAAGCGTCTGTTATTGTGCACAAAATTGTTTGTAGCACTGTTGTTGTTCCTATCTCTCTAACCCTAACCCTTACAGTGCCGCTGGTTATATCTATCGGTGCAAAGGTTGTTGCGTCCTCTGGATCTAAGGTTTGACCAGACGCGGCTGTGTTTGAGTCTTTTAAGGTAATAGTAAGTTCTGGAAGTGTGTCTCCCACAACTAATTTTAAATTTGCTGAATATGCCATTAGTATCCAAACTCCTGATATTTAACAGTTAAGTTAGCTCCAACATTTCCATATTTGGTTTTTCTAACTGCCAAAGCCTCTCCCTTATCATACATCCTTTTATTTAAATCGGCAGCCTGAACATCAGACCAAGGCGAGTCTTTCATCATCTGTAGTCTATAAAGTGCACCATGAACAATAACTTCCTGATACTCGTTAGCAATAATGCTTGGAATGGTTGTAGATGTTTGTTTTGGCTTTAAACTATATAAAGCATAAAGTGTTTCTGTTGACTCCGGGGTCGGAGCTACTAATATTGTTTCTTGATCTTTTTGTGTGTAGTAATCAACTCTACCCTTTCCATAAACACTAAATATAGACTGTGAACCAATTTGAGCTTTAGCCTCTATAGGGACCAATTTCTTTTGTGATATCTGAGTAACACTTGAATCAGACCTAGATCTAAATATATCAATAATGTGATTAAGTTCTGCTCCAGCTGGTATATCTAAGTCGCTGGCATCATATTCATTTACATTTGCTACCACCACAAAAGGGGTAACGTCTTGCATATAAATATCTGTGTTAATACAAAAATCAATTAATGTATTTCTTAATTCATCAAGTATTATAAACTTCGGACAGTTCGGTGCCTCCCTTCTAACTTTAGGAACCAGCGTTTCTATTTTCTTTGATACTGCCATTTACTAAGTGTCCTGTGCTGGGGTTGCTGGTCTTGGCTGAGATCCTGCGTCCGCTTGTGTTTTAATGCCTAGTCCGTTTTGGAAAGATGCGTAATATGAAGCTGACCTCTGAAGGTCTCCTGCATACTCAGAATCTTTCTGGTATGACCTGTAAAGCATATAATCTAAGATAGCATTAGCGTAAGTATCATCCAACCCTATTGTTGTAGTATCTGTTGCAAAATTACTTATAGTGATATTAGAGGGTGATGAACTATAAATAATCTCTATAGTATGTCCTCCCCCTGATGGGTGCGGGTATACATAAAATGATTTAGGATCCACTGGATTATATATATAGTGTTCTACAGTGAGACCCGTTGATGAATACCAATCGTCTACCTGATCATCTAGTATCTTTCTTTCAATAATAGTAATAGGCGTTTTGTTAGGACTAAGGTTTTTATATATATCTAAAAGCCTTAAGCCGCTGGTAGGCAATGTTTGTTTGGCTGCTTGAACCAATGTAAATGATTCATTCGTTGTGCTGGCATCAGGTCTAAAAAGAACAATTTCTCTCTGCCCGTCATTTAAATAATTTAAAAGAGTTTGCTGAGACCACCGTACGTTTGATGTGTCCTGTAAAATCTCCTCTGCCTTATCAATGACATCGATGACCCTAACCGTTGCCACGTTAGAGACCTAGTGATTTTTTCTCTTCTTCTGAAAGAGATCTTTCATCATAGATGAATTGCCAATACTCTGCCCTATGTATAGGGTCCCAAGGTACAACTTTTCCAAACTCACCTTTAGAAGCTATTGGATCTTTGCTACCCACTTTAGATTCTTTTTTTGGTTTAGGCTTATTTTTTCCGAGGTCTTGTACTTGAGCCTCTAAGTCAGCAAGCTTTGATTTTTTATTAAGGTCTACACCAAACTCTTCTTTGGCGTGTTCAACTAATTCGTCTTTGTTCATAATAAATTCCTATAGTTAATATGAATAAGGTATCACAAAATAGATACAATATATCTAAGTGGTATTTTAAACCAAATTAAATATTATTTATCTTCTTCTTTTTTAGGTTGCAATTCGTCAGTTTGTTCATCAATGTTTTCAACAACTGTATTGATTACACCTTCGTAAGTTTCGGTTACTGTGGTAACAACGCCACTAACGTCTTGCAAAGCTGCACTTGAAAGATTGCCCGCTGTTTTAACAGTTGTATCAACTGTAGTCATGGCAATATCTTTTCCACCTTCAATGACTGAATTAACAGTTGCACATGAAGTTGCAAATAAGCCGATTAAGATTAAATATAAATTTTTCATTTTTTATCCTATTTAAATAAAGGTGGGGAGCCGAAGCTCCCCGGGGTGGTTAATTAAGCTGTTTTTAACTTAAATTCGCCAATAGCTGTAGGTAAGATAACTTTGTATCCGTATACAGATAGCCCTCTAACGCCATCACCGAATGAAGACTCAAGTCTTACAGTTTCAGTGTTAGTCATTTGAGAAGCGTAAGCAATAGCTTTTGGATGACCATACAGACCAGATGTTATGCTGGATGCTGTAGTAAGGTTATTTGATACATACATATTGAATCTATCAATTTTTCCAATGAAGCCATTTCTTAATGGTGAAACATTATCACCTGTTAAGTAAGCTTGTCTTAGCTCTGACTGCTTGATTAAGGTAGCAACAGCTGGGTTGATAATCATGAACCTTCCCTCTTCAGGAATGTTGTTATCATCTAGCTGCTCTCCAGCGTCAAGAATGTGTCCAAGCACAGTGCTTGATGTAATTGTTGCTGGTGTGTTTGAAGGATTGTTGATATCTGTTAAAGATGATCCTGCTGCCACGTTACCAAATACATCTTGCTCAATAGCGATCTTCATGTTCTGAGCTGCATCACCTGCTGCCTCGTTCATGAAATCAATATCAGCTTGCATTCTTAAGATATCGTCAACTTTAAAAGCGTAGCTTTTAGCTTTGTTGATGTCCAACTCAATAGTGCTAGATGTTACATCAGCGTAAGACAAAGAACCTGTGTAGTCAGCAACTGTTACTGCTGGTACTGTTCTTATGTTTACTTTGTTACCTAACCCAGAGATCTCTCCTTCATACTCGTTAGTTGTTACCTCAGATAAAACTGTCTGTGCGTAAAACTTAGCTTGTAATTTTTTAGAAAAGACTTCTGGAATGAAATGCTGTTCTCCAGCTGCGAAAGAAAAACTTCCACTACTTGATGAATATGCCATTATTTACTCCTAATTTTTTAATGTCAATTTCAAAAATTTGCAGTAAAAATTTATGGTCTTACTCTGCCTTCCCGGTGAGCTAGGTCGATATCAGCTTCGTATTTACGGAACTGTTTATCATTTAACTTACCAATCTCAGCAGCAGTCCAAATCTTTTTACTACTCCCAATGTTTTGTTTCCTAGCTTTTGGAAGATTCGGCTCAGCACTCTGCTTCGCTTTCTCAACCAAGTCTGCTTTAGAAACCTCCGGAGTAGTAGTGATCCCAAGTGCGTTTTTATAACGTGAGAGTAGTTCGATGGTGTCGTCAGCCCCGCCGCCTTCTGCTACCTGCTGCCATACCGGACTTTGTCTTTCTAGCCACAGATTAAAATCCTCTGAGTTGGCTATCTGAACATAGTCTGGGTGGGCTTTAGCTAACTTAGCTTTGTGCTCACGGACCAGATCGTCCTGTTGAGCTTTCGTCAATTCCTGAGTAGTTTTTTCAAACTTCTGATTAAGTTTGGCAAAAGCTGTATCCACATAACTCTGAAGGGGCTTCACTAACTCAGGATAATCTTTCATTATCTCAGAGAGGTCGACGCCTACTTCTTCCATCTGTTTCTCAACTTTGGTTTCACTTCTCAGTGATTCCATTGCCTTAACCTTATCGGTTAACTCAGAGATCTTTTTCTCAAGCTCTTTCTCATGTTGGGTGGCTTTGGTCATTCTCGCCTGAGCGTTCTTGTACCGTTCCTCCCACTGTTTAGATGACACAGTCTCCTGATCATCCTCCACTTGTTCATTCTCTACTTCGGTTTGAATCTCTTCATCCGCTTGACTTGATTCTTCAGTGTCCTG